ATCAATTCATTTGAAAATGTTAAACCTGGCATTAAACCACGTTTCTTTAACCAAAAAATAGAACAGAAAGAACCTGAAAAGAAAATACCCTCAACCGCCGCGAACGCAACAAGTCTTTCAACAAAAGTACCATTCTCTATAAACTTCATAGCCCAATCGGCCTTCTTTTTAATAGCTGGTATTGTTTCTACCGCACGAAATAATTTATTTTGTTCTTCTTTGTCTTTAATATATGAATCAATCAATAGTGAATATGTTTCACTATGAATGTTTTCCATCATAATTTGAAAACCGTAAAAGAATTTTGCCTCAGTGTATTGAACAACATTAACAAAATTCATTGCAATATTCTCATTAACAATACCGTCTGAAGCTGCGAAAAATGCTAAAACATGTTTAACAAAATGTTGTTCATCTGCATTTAACTTGTTTTCCCAATCACTAATATCTTGACCTAAGTCAATTTCCTCAGCTGTCCAAAAACACGATTCTTGTTGTTTATAGAGTTTCCATAAATCATGGTGCTCGATAGGAAAAAGGACAAACCTTCCTGGGTTGTCTTGTAAAATTTTTTCAGTCATTTTTTTTAGTTTTGTTTGTTTGCCACTTCTTGTCTCTTTAAAAAAGCCTCTCTTGCTCTATTTTGATTATTTTGAACTTTTTGTTCTTCATGACCTAATAGAGTGTTTTGTGATTCCGTATCAATAAGTAAGAATTCGTTATTGAATTTACAGTTTTGCCATATGATACCATCTTTACCTATACGAGATTTAAGTAAAGTTAAAGTTGCTAAATTATGTTCTTTTTGTTCTAATGTTTTACCAATAGAAAGGATTACGTGTGCAATTTGTGCTTTCTTAATAGAACCACCCATTTGGTCACCCGTTACAACTTCTGATGAAATTGATTCACGATTACCTTGTGTTGCTGTCCATATTGCCATATCAAATTCACCTGACATTGCTTCTAAACTTCTCATAACAGAACCTTCACCTTTCCACTCTTCTCCGTTTGTTGATTTATCTGAAGATACACAATCAATATAATCAATAATTAATAAATCAATTTTGAATCCATCTGAATTCAATTTTCTAACTTTAGATTTGATATCGGACATTGTAACATTATCACTAGCTAATTTTAATAATCTTAAATTACCTTTTGATTTTTCTTGTACTTCTTCAACCTTCTTTTTAACTATATCCTTAAATTCTGGCTGTTCGTCCGCAGTAATGTCGGTCCAAATTGTATAATGTTTTCTCTTAATGTTACCAGGATTATCTTCAAAAAATATTTGAAGTACATTGAAGTCTAAATTATATGCTGTGTTTGCAAATTTAGTTAGTAAAGTAGTTTTACCTGTACCGGTAGGTGCAAGTACTACTCCCAATTCACCTCTACCTAATCCACCTTTAAGAACTTTATCCACCCCAACGATTCCCGTTGCAATCGGTAGTCTATAATCACTTTCTAAAGCCTCATCTATATTATGAAATACATCTGTTGCATCATCATTACTGATACCAACTTGTAATGCCTTTTGAATGATTTGTTCAATCTTACTATAAGATTCAAATTCACCACTTTCAATAATACTTTGTACGTTTTTAAGTTCTCTTTTTAAATTTTGTTGTTTACAAAAATTAAGTGCTGTGTCTTTAATATATTCAGTTTGACCTTCTCCTTCACTTATAGTCGTTAATGTGTCTAAGTGTACTTTGGAAGAATCACGGTTACCTCCTTCAGCCATGATTTTTTGTGCTAACGTATCGTAATTAGGTATTTTACTATAGGTTTTGTACAATTCCTTTGTGTTCTCCATAATAAATCTAAATGAATTATTATCGAAAAACTTAGCCTCGATTACATCAATGATTGTTTCTCCGTACTTCTTGTCCTCAATTATCGCCTTTATTAGTGATTGTTGAAATGTAAATCCCAAATACCCAAAATTCCTTTCTTCCATGTTATGTTTTATTATATATTAAAAATTATAGTTCGTAGTTTAAATAAGTTGTTTCCAATTCTTCGGATGATAAAATGTCAGTTAAGTCTGACAAAATACGTTTAAGTTTTGGGCGAATATCAACCGTATACCTAACCTTTGGATGGTAATAATATGCGGGGAATATCCTTTGAATAAATACATCGTCATTCAACTTAATGACCAATAAAAAATGTTCTCTGTCCTTCTCCAGAGCATCTTCCACATAGTCCGAAGATAGGAAATAATTTTGATTCTCACACAAATAATCGGAACTTTTTATTTTCAAATCCTCCGCAATATCTTCACAAATATTTCTTACATAATAATGTAAATCCATAGAACGTTTGGATTGGTCAACATGATCCTTCACATTGAAGAATCGTTGGCAGATTATGTTTCCCTCTAATGTTAAAAGAAACTCAAATTTTGTGATGTCAAGTTGTTGGCTACTCATAGATTTTTACTTTAATTGTTTTTTTTTTATTTTTTTCTTTTCTAGTTAATCTGAGGAAGGGGTTTAAAAATTTTGTCCACATGTCTTCTGATTTTGGTAACATATTGAACAATCCATCTTCCATCATCATTCTCATAGTATTTTTATATGACCTTCCTTCCGGGTCTAAATTTTCACATATTAGTTGGGTAATGTTCTCTTTAGCCTCATCGGTTAAGAATGGTTCCTCTAAACTTACAATTCGATTGTTTACATCAAAGAACTCTTCACCGAATACACCATACTTGGTGACTCCCGTCAACAAATTTGCTATTAACTTATTGTGTTTATCTTGTTCAAACAAAATATTAGATTTTTCTTTTATTTGTTCAATAGTTAAACGTTCAGTTTTAATTTCAGGAAATAGTGATAAAAACCTTTTTATTCCCATTCCTTTAATTCCTGCAATATTATCTGATGAATCACCACACATCATTTTAACCAAACGAACATTATCTATTAAGATTTCTTCGTGGTCGTACACAATTGTGTCATTTTTTTTGTAAATTTTTCCGTGTGAGGGATTGTAAATTTGTGTGGTTTCTGAAACTAACTGAGTTAAATCTCCATCTGAAGAATAAATTATCTTATTTTCGTCAGGTGAATTTTGAGTATAGTAAGCGATGTTGTCATCAGACTCACAATACTCATATTCTCCCTGTCTTACAAATAACTCCTCGAGATATTGTTTTACTCTATCTCTTTGGTAGTTATAGGAATTTAATTCTTCTTCACTTCTAATTCTTTGTCTTCTATTTTCCTTGTAATGGATATAGATTTTCTTTCTGGTTTGTGAACCTTCTAATCCATCCCAAAAAACAACAATCTTATCTAAATGGTATGTTTCAAATGCTCTTCTAAGAGTATTGAGAAAATGATAAATTCCTCCAATATGTGCTCCCTTATGAAAGGCGTTCTTAACACCATAAAAACCAATCGTGAGTAAATTGTCTCCATCAACAAGTAAAACCGACATTTAAAATTAATTATAGATCACTCTCTTCTGTTACAACTTGCACATCTGCGATGTCTGTAACATTAACACCTAACATCTTACCGATGTAATCACCCTGTTCTTTTTTATAATCCTCAATTGATTTCTTCTCTTCTGAATCTTCTTTTGCAGACATAAATCCGTGGGCGGTAACTAAGATACGTCCGTCTTCATAACCTGAACCATTAATATGATTTTTCATTATAGAGATTTTTGTTCTTGTTGCTATTTTAATTTTTCTCTTATCTTTTGTGATGGAGATTTTTGTTGTTCCCGCACCTTTTTGATTACCAAATAAGAATACAATACTTGAGTTTAACCAAATCGCTTCTCCACCTTTTGCTTTAATCTTAGGTTGTCCGAAAGGATTATCAGGTAATTCTACCCAAGGTTGATTAACAATGATTAATGTGTTTGTATAAGGTTTATCTGTCCTTCTTGACCCTGAGATACGTTGATTGATACCCATTCCAATTTTGTCAGCTAATACCGACGCGTTGTGTTGTTTACCACCTTTACCATCGTAAGTCATTTTACAAGGGACTGAACCTACAGAATCCCAAAGGATTAATAAATCGTGAGGTAAGTCTCCCTTTTCTTGAGCATCTAATAATTCATTAAT